CGTTTAAGAAGGTTTATCAGGATCGGCTGCTGGGTCGCCCGGTGAGCCGTTTTGTTTTGCCCGATAATTTCATTGTGTCGTATGGCACGGCGGATTTGACGACATCGCCACGTTTCTGCCACATTACGCCGATGACGCCACGGAACTTCCGTTTGGCGCAGGTTGCAGGCGTGTATCGCGACATCAAGGTGGGTGATCCGCAGCCCGACGATAGCTCGCAGACGCCGATTCAGGCTGAGGTTGATGGCGTTCAGGGCGTCGAGCCGGGTGCTGAAGGCACCGAAGAGTATCGCATTTACGAGGTTTATGCCGATCTGAATCTGTCTGGATTCGAGAATGACGACGGCATTCCGCTGCCGTATATTGTGACGATTGAAGAGGGCAGCCGCAAGGTCCTGTCGATTTATCGTAACTATGCGGAAGAAGATCCTACGTATCAGCGTCAGGATCACTTCGTGCACTATAAGTTTATGCCGGGCGTCGGCTTCTACGGCTTGGGCTATGCGCACTTGCTGGGGAATTCGGCGAAGACGGCGACATCGATTCGTCGCCAGTTGATTGACGCCGGCACGCTGAATAACTTCCCGGGCGGTCTGCGCGTGAAGGGTATGCGGATCGACGACAATAACATCGGTATTGGTCCTACGGAATTCCGTGAGATTGATACGGGTGGCCTGCCGATTCAGAACGCGATCATGACGATGCCCTATAAGGAGCCGTCGCAGGTATCGCTGGCATTGCTGAAGGAAACGTATGAAGGTGCGCGGAATCTCGCCAACACCGCAGAGATTGCGGTGGGTGAAGGTCGACAAGATGCCCCAGTTGGAACGACTGTGGCTCTTATGGAGGCGGCAACCCGACTCCAGTCGGCGACGCTCAAGAGATGTCACAAGGCGTTTAACCGCGAACTGAAGCTGATCGCGAACTTGTTTGGCAAGTATTTGCCAGACGAGCCCTACCCGTTCCCGGTTCGTGGGGGCACGGCCGCAATCATGCGTCAGGACTTCTCGAATAACATCGACGTTATTCCGGTGTCTGATCCGAACATTTCGTCGTCGGCACAGCGTATGATGCGGGCTGAAGCGTTGCTGCGCTTTGCTACGCAGCAACCTGACCAGCACAATCTGCGCGAAGCCTATCGTCAGATGTATGTCGAGATGGGAATTCCTGAAGAGAAGATTCAATTGATTCTGTCGCCTGAGCGCGAAAAGCCGCGTCCAATGGACCCGCTGACGGAGAATCAGAATGCAATCGTCGGCATTCCGCTGATTGCTGGCATGTATCAGGATCACGATGCTCACATCGCGGCACACGCTCCGATTGCGCAGGATAACCCGATGCTTCAGGCGCACATCAACGAGCACTTGGCGATGAAGATGCGCATTCAGGTTGAACAGATGATTGGTCAGCCGTTGCCGCCTCCGGGTCAGCCCCTGCCGCCTGAGATTGAAAATCAGATTGCGGTTATGGTGGCACAGGCCATGCAGCAGCTTGCTCCCATGTATAAGCCCGCGCCTGAGATTGATCAGATGGCGCAGGTCGAAATGCAGAAGCTCCAGATCAAGGAAGCTGACAGCAAGCGCGACGCGGAAGTAGAATTGGCGAAAGCGCAGATCGAGGCACGGAGTGACGCGGAAGACCGCGCGATGAAAGAACGGATTGCGGTAATGAAGCTGGAGTCCGAAGCGATGCGAACCTTTGGAGGTCGACAATGAAGATGACTGATTTGCGGGCCAAGGCTCGCGCGATTTTCGGCGATGCAATTGCCGAGCCCATGCCGAAGCAGCCGAATGGCGCTAAGGCGCTGCAGCAGCGTGCGAATGCGCGCCCGATCCCGACGTATAAGAACGGCGGCGCGATTAAGAAGCCGACGCCTCCGGCTCCCCGCACAGGCGGCCCTGAAGCGGACGATGTTTTGATCACGACGCGTCGCGGTCAACAGATTCTTGAAGAGCAGCGTCGTCGCGAAGCTATGCGCGACCGCGAGCAGGACGAAAAGCGCAAGCGCGCAGACCGCCTGCTTGGCATTCCCGAGCAGAAATCTGGCGGCAAAGCTGGCTGCGGCACCTATAAAAAGGGCGGCAAGGTCCAGACATCCGCTGACACGGCGAAGAAGCTGGCTACCGAAATGGGCGGCATGAAAAAGGGCGGCATTAGCAAGAAGGCTTCTGGTGGTCGCATGATTTCCACTGGCTCGCCAGTTTCCATGCGCTCGACTGGCGCACCCGTTTCCACTGGCTCGCCAGTTTCCATGCGCTCGACTGGCGCACCCGTTTCCACTGGCATGCCTGTTTCGACGCGGATGCCTGTAGCAACTGCGTCGCCCACTGCTGGGATTGGTGGCATGAGCGGTGAATCTGCCGTTCTTAAAGGGCGTCAGGAAAGCAAGAAGGTTTCTAAAAAAGCTGTTGGCGGCGCTATGAAAAAGGGCGGCAAAGCGAAAGACGGCCTCGCTGTCATGATCGCGATTGGCAAGCCGATGAAGAAGCCCGTGAAGAAGGCTGCTGGCGGCACTGGCCGCGCTAATATGCGTTCTGAGCCTGCGGCCAAGAATACTCGTGGGATTATCGCGAGACAGCCTGCGACTATGCCACCTACGGCGGTGAGGCCGCAGCCGATGCCGACGCAGCGGCCGACGCCGTCGCCGATGCCGACGCAGCCGCAGCCGCCGACGGCGCCTGAACAATCTCGTGTTGTAGATGAAACTAATTGGTTTAAGTCAAGGTTTCCAACCGGATACAAAAAGGGCGGCTCTCCCGTGAAGAAAGCCGTTGGTGGTGCAGGTAAAACCCGCAAGGGCATGGCTCCCATCAAAAAGGCTCAGGGTGGCGCAGCCAAGGTTCGTAAGGGTATGATGACGCCGGAAGGCAACATCATCCACGTTATGAACAAAATGCGCGGCAAGTAACGGGGGCGCGCGACTGTGCCAGCAAGATCGAAGCGTCAGTTTCGCTTGATGAGCGCAGTCGCGCATAACCCTTTGTTTGCGAAGAAGACTGGAATTCCGCAGAAGGTGGGCAAAGAATACACCACTGCGACAAAGAATTATAAAAAACTACCGGAGAAAGCCAATGTCAGCCGAGGAACTCGGACGCCGCGCAGTTGAACGCATAAGCGAGCTGCGTGATCGCGCCACTGAATATACCCTAAACGCACGTTTTAGACCGTCCAGCTTCGGGGAAAAGCATATCCCAGCCGTGACGGCGGAAGAGATTGCCCTTCAGGTTCTGGAGGGGAATGCGTTGGTGCGCGCCTATACGGCTGCCATAGAGTGCATCAACGAAGAGTATAAGCGGATGATGCAGCCAGACGACGATAAATTACCGGAGCAAAAAAGAGGGAGTCACTACTGATGAGTATGAGTAACATTGAGCCTCATGAAGAGGAACTGGCGAAGAAGCTGATCGACGACCAGTTTGTTTCGATGACTGGCCGCGAATTTGACATGAAGCCGGCCGGCTATCTTGTCGCAGTTAAAATTTATGTGCGCCCGGAAGAGCTGAAGACTATCACGCAGGAAGACGGCACGGAAGTGACGCTGTACTTGCCGGACACGGTTCGTGCAGAAGACAAGTATTCGTCAGTCTCTGCGCTTGTTTGTGCTGTTGGCCCTGAGGCGTATCAAGGCGAAAAGTTCGAGCGCAGCGGGCCTTGGTGCAAGGTTGGCGATTGGGTTCTGATCCCGCGCTACGAATCAACGATGGTTTCCTACCGTGGTGTAGCAATGGCGCTCTTGCCGGATGATCGCGTTATGGCCGTTATTTCAGGCCCTGAGGACGTGATGTCGGGCAAGTTTGCCGGGGACTTTTAAGGAGTAGACTATGTCTGAAGAACCCGAAACACAAGAACTTCCCCTCACTGAAGAAGGTCCGACTGAGGACATCGACATTGAGATTACGGAAGACGATCTTGGTGAAAGCCTAGCTGATTATCAGGAAGGTGATGACGAGGAAGAGCAGCAAGCCGAAGAGCCGGAAGAAAGCTACGAGGAAGAGCAGCAGGAAGAGTCTTCTGGGCACGAAGAAGAGGCTGAAGAAGAGGAAGCTCCCAAGCGTCGCCGATCTCCTGAGAAGCGCATCTCTGAGCTTGCACGCAAGGCTGCAGAAGCTGAGCGCCGTGCGCAGGAGCTGGAAGCGAGGTTGCAACAGGAAGCGCAACTACGCGAGCAGTCCGAACAGGCGATGATGACGCACTACAAGAACAACCTCACCGTCACTGCGATGGACCTTCGGCAGAAGCTGGCCGAAGCCCGGACAATGATGGACAATGAAAAAATTGATGATCTTCAGTATCAGTTTACGAAGGTCATGAATGATCTTGAGGCTGTTTCCGCATGGGAGCGTGACCAGCAAACTAAGACAGAACAGCCGAAGCAGGCCGCTCCAGAGCCCAAGAAAAAC